TATAACAGCGATCGTAAGATACCCTAGCGCCTCCTTCACAAATGTTGGCATGGAAGTTGCTTTCTGATTTAATATTGCCAAGTATTGTAGCAAGAGCATTACGATCAGAAATATTGGTTCGCTTTTGAATTTCTGATAGAACGTATTTTTCATTTTCATTACATCCAGGACACTTCCATTCTTTCTCTTCCACATCAAGTTCAATGACTTTTTCAGAATCTACCAATCCAACAACTGGTTCCACTTTGAGTGATGGTGGATCTTGAATTTCAGAAATACTTGGATAAGCACAAGCTGCAAAAGGAACAAGACAAATGAATGAAAGTAATTTTTTAAGCATTAATTTTAATAGAATTCTACATCTCAACTTTAATAAAAAAAGTTGAGCACAATTTGAAGGCATCATATATTTAGTTACATTATATTTTGATCTGGAATCGATATAATTTCTATGTCTTCAGAAATAGGATTCAACCATTCATGAAATTCACAATGAATAGCATGTGAATCTTCAATTGATTTTATAATATTATCCTGATCTTCAGACAAAAAATGAATTCGATCAATTGCCCAATCACATGTGTCGCGAATTACATCAGTCAAAGCAGTCATAGAAAGTGCCCATTTCCCGTAAGCATACCACCTAAAACGAAATATGGCAACAGGTCTTTAATAAATATTTTTAATGATACATATTTTTTATGAATTGGAAGTATAATGATGACGATTTTACAGAAGCTCCCAAAGGAATTGAAGGTTTTGTATATTTGATAACTAACTTAACCAATAATAGGAAATATATTGGTAAAAAATCTTTCTGGACAAGAAGAAAAGATAATAAAACTGGTAGAAGAAAAACTAAAGAAAGTGATTGGAAAAAATACTTTGGTTCTTGTGACGAATTAAATGAAGATGTAAAATTATTGGGAGAGGATAAGTTCTTAAGACAAATACTATATTTGTGTCCACATAAAAAATCCATGTCCTACTATGAGACCATGGAACAATTTAAAAGAGATGTTTTAATGACTGATGATTATTATAATACTAACATTGAGGGAAAGTTCTTTGTAAGTGAAAGATCAAGAATATATGAATCTGTAATTAAGAATAATCAAATAATCTAATCTTTCTTCATTAATTCTAATATTGTATTTAAATTGTTATTACTTATTGGTATGTTTAATGATACTAGTAATGTAGATCCAAATATCAATAATACAAGTAACTTTCCCATAATGTATTAGAAGCTATTATTTATCTTCAACGGGGACAAACCTAGTCTAGAGACTTTTTGTCTATTTGTCAAGCCTTTGGAAGTTTTGGAAGTTTTGCTCCTGTTGGTCCTGGTTGACTACCTTTTGGATGAACTCTTTTTCCTTTTTCACCTGGAAGAATTGGACCACGCTCAACATTTTCAATAATATTCTTAATCTGTTGACTATCCATCTCTAACATGATATAATTTGCTTCATGGATATCATCTGCATGACCTTCATTCATTAAAAATTCTAAAACAATATCGTAGTAATCATATGACTCTCTTCTTTCCAGTCTTGGATCAAATCCACCTCTAGCTCCAATTGGTCTATCTCTAATATCTCTTTTTTTCTTTACTGATGGAACTTCTTTTTTTTGTGTTTTTTCTGCAGATGGTGCTGGAGATGGAGCAGTTGGCTCTTTCTTTGCAGCTGGTTCAGGAGTTCTTACTTGTTGAATTTCTTTATATCCAGAAGAACCTGGCTTCACTTTTGCAGCTAATTCTGGGAAGTTTTTTGCCCATTGCTGCATTGGAGTATCACCTTGAGAATTTTTACCAGTTCTGGTAACTTCTGATCCATCTTTATTTTTAGGTGCTGCTGGTCTTGCTGCAGGTGCTGATGCTGGTCTTGCTGCAGGTGCTGATGCTGATGTTCTTTTTGCTAATGGTTCTGAAGATTCTACGTCAGATAGAGAAGATGGAGTTGATGCACCACCATTTCCCGATCTTCCTGCAACGTATCCGGTTACACCACCAATGAGAGCAGGAACAGATCCTTTTACGCCTGATTTTACGACTGATTTTGACCTATTTAACAAATCAGCTCTTTTGGCCTGAGTAGCAAGTTTACCATATTCCTTTGCACTATATGTTGCTGGACCTGCCAAACCTCCAATTTTTGCTTTTTGTGCCGCTCTATTAGTAACTTTCTCAATTGCCTTAGCAGTTCTCTCTGGATTTTTGCTTCTCGCTAAAGCATTAGAAAATCTTGTTGTAGCAGGTTGTGCTTTTTTTAATAAAGATGTAGCACGTCTAACCAAGCTACCACCAAATCTTTCATCAATATATTCTTCAGAAAGGAAAAGATAATTAATTTCATCAGCACTTAAATTTTCAAAATGACTTTCATCGAAACAAATTTCATCATTTGGATAATAGTCTAAAATATTATCCTCAGTTAAAGTTTCAAAAAATTGACGAATAGCAATATAAGAATAATTATTTTCAAGTAGATGATGAACAATATTGTAAGTAATTAATTCAGATACCTCTTGAAGATCTGAATCTACATAACCTTCTTCGTTTGAAATATTTTCATACAAAGAATTTAGTTCACCAAAAGTGCCGTTATTACTATACATTTACCTTAATGAATTATAATCTAATTTTATTTATAAATTAGATTAGGTTTCACCTGAGGTTGGGTAAATTTGGAACTCTTGGTTTTGATGATGTAGGTGTTGATGCTGGTGTTGATGCTGTTGTTAATGATGTTGGATTCCCACTATTTCTCTTAGCTTTCATTCTATCTAAAATATTTTTAGTTCTAGAATCACTGCTAGGTGTTGATGCTGTTGTTGGTGTTGGTGTTGGTGTTGGTGTTGGTTTTCCACCATACCTTGCATATCTATCAGATTCAGCAGAAGACCACTTAGATGCAGTAAACTTTCCAGTTGATTTGTCTAATGATCCTTCAACACCACCTTTTCTTGCTAAAACAACACTTGAAGATTGTGGTGTAGATGATGTTGGTGTAGATGATGTTGGTGTAGATGATGTTGGTGTAGATGTAGATGTGGGTCTACTTATCACACGTCCACGACGATTCCTTATTGGTTTTTGTTCCGATCCACTAGATCCTGTTGCTTGAGGTTTAGGTGTTGTGTCCTGCCCATTGGATTGTGCAGGTTCTTCATCACGTAATGCAGCAGCACCTGCATATTTAGAAGTTGCTGCCGTTGCCGATGCTGCTCGTGCCAGATTTTTACCTGCACCAACAAATTTTGCAGCTTTAAATGCAGGACCACCAACAGGAATTGCTGTAGCAGCATCTAAAGCAGCACCTTTATAATCACCTTTTTTTATTTTTTTTGCTGCTTCATATGCGGACCACGCTGTAAGAAGAGCACCAGCTGCTTTAGCTCCTAGACCAATTGCTGGAGGAATTGCTAATGGTACAAGTTCTTGAAGTGATACTGCTTCTTCTATAAATTGATTATAAGTCTTTTTTCTCATTGTAGTTCTTCAGAAATAATTGAATTCTTCCATTCTTCACTCATGTTTGCCATGATTACAAATGCTGATTCTTCATTTTCAGCATAACCACCTTCAATTAAATGCGTTTTAATAATATCAAACAAATCTACACTTTCGTTAGATTGCTTATTTTGGCGCATGGTTTCTCTTTCTTTTACGCCAGGTCTAGCAGTCCCTCTTTCGCCACGATTAACCTTCACACCCATCTTTTCAAGGCGATTCTGGACCTTTGTGAGACCTCTATCAATGGCATCGGCAGCACGTGCTCCTAGACCCTCGTTCAGTTCGTCTCCATCGTGCTCTACGTGCTCAGGGTGCTCAACCATTGTAAGGACTTCTAGATCCTCTACAGATACGTTTTCTACAATGCCATCAGCAAATTCTACATCGTAGTGTGATACAAAACCATTTTCATCGGGAACAGCGTGCTGTCCAAAGATTGTCATACCCTCACCATACTCTTCATGGCAGACTTTTTTGGCACAATTATGCTTTGTCTTTTTCTCTTTATCTACACAATCCTTCTTTTCATAGATCGAATCATAAAGTTCATACAAATTTTTTGCGTCTGTTCCGGTTAGTCTTGCCATTGTAACGAATTATTAGTTTCTTAAGATATTTTTATTTATAAAAAAAGAGGGCCTCAAGGGCCCTCATTATAACTTTGATATGCATCATAATCACCGAACATGTAATCGTCGGATTTTGCTGCTTCTCTATAATCTTTAATTGTGTTTTTTAAATTCCAGGTTTCATCATTTGGTAGTGGTTCTGTTCCATATTCCCAAGTATCATAATCTTCATCATTTCTTGGGTCAGAGGACAAAACCTGCAAACGTTTCTCTAGTAACGTCTTGCTTGATCCCCCCATGAATATATGATTCAACTTCAGTTTCTTGAGGAGCAACTTGAAGACCTTTTGAAGAAATCCAGTGCTCTGTCCAAGGAAGTGGATTGTTCTTTGCTGGTATGTCATAAATTGGCTTAAGTCCGATTGCTTTCATTCTACGATTGGCAATCCATTCAACATATTGTTGTAACAATTTGTCATTCAAACCAATCATAGATCCATCTTTGAACAAATATTCTGCCCAAACTTTTTCTTGATTTACAGCGTTTTCAAATGTTTTATACACCCATGCCTGCTCTTCTTTGCAAATTTGCATCATCTCAGGATCATCACCATTCATCCAATTTTTAAGGATATTTTGTGTGATTACAAGATGCTGATTTTCATCACGTGCAATAAAAGAAATGATTTTAGCACTTCCTTCCATCAATTTAAGTTCACCAAATGCAAAACTACATGCAAAACTGACATAAAAACGAATTCCTTCAAGGATATTAACGTTTGCTACTGCCCTAAAAAGTTTTCTTTTCAGTTCAGTCCTTGCTTCTTTAGCATAAGGAACATTTTCTAAAGCATGGACCCATTCATTAGAATTGTCGTATTGATGAGCACTATTGATAAAATCATTATAGGCTTCAGTAACACTTATAGAACGCTCAAGAATCCTTTCCTCCTTAAGGATAGTATCAAAAACATCTGATGGGTTAGAATATACGTTCTTTATAATATATGTATATGACCTAGAATGGATCATCTCCATGAACTCCCAGACCTTCATACATGCTTCTAATTCGGGAAGAGAGCAGTAAGGCGCGAACGCCATACCAGGACCTCTTCCCTGGACCGAATCAAGCATGATCTGATACTTTAGATTGGAAGTAAAGATATGCTTCTGTTCTGGACGAAGTAATTGATAATCACTACGATCTTTTTGGAGGGAAACCTCCTCAGGTCTCCAGAAGTATCCAAGTTGTTGTTGAGTTAATTTATCGAAAATTGGATACTTGTAAGAATCATATCTTTGAATTCCCAATGGTTTTCCGAAGAACATTGGTTGTTTTTTGGTATCAACTTGTTCTGAGTTGAAAACCGTCATAGAATCTACCATAATATTTTTGTCTCTGTTTGTTTTAAATTTTACAAGACTCACAATCTTCCTCCTGGAGTGCTAGTAGTTCGTTGAGAATTGATTCAGTTTTTTGTTCTTGACTATCAAAATCATCTGTTTTATTGTCATATGTGTTTTGATAGTAACTTGTTTTCCATCCATATTTGTATGTGGATAGAAGATCTTGTGCCATAACTGACACTGGAATTTCATTATTTGGATAATTTTCTGGATTGTATGACCAGTTTCCACTAATTGCCTGATCAAAAAACTTTTGCATCACAGCTACAATATTAATGTAGCCAAGATTAGAAGGCATATCCCACAAAAGAGTATAATTATTTTTAAGCGTTCCATATTGCGGAACAATCTGCTTAAGTGGTCCTTTCTTCGATTTTTTAACGGACAAGTATCCGCGAGGAGGTTCGATTCCATTTGTTGCGTTTGACACAACGGAACTGCTCTCCGATGGCATTTGTGCGGACAGTGTTGAGTTCCTAATACCATACTGCTTAATCTGTGCTCTAAGACCTTCCCAATCATAATTAAGTTTATTGGGGACAATTTCATCTACACTTTCTTTATAAGTGTCGATTGGCAAAATGCCTTGACTGTATTTAGTTCTTTCGTAATAGGCACATGCACCTTTTTCTTTTGCAAGATTTGTAGATGATTTAATCAAATAATACTGGAAAGCTTCTGTAAGATCATGGACTAATTTCCAAGAATCTGGATTGTTGTATGATAATCCATTCTTAGCAAGATAATGCGCTAGACCAATATAACCGATTCCAAGAGAGCGACGTGACTTGGTTGAAATTTCTGCTGCTTTGACGGGGTATCCTTGAAAATCAATAAGTTCATCAAGACTCCTAACAGCAAGATCACAAAGATTTTGAAGATCTTCGAATTCCCTAATTTTTCCAATATTAATAGCACTAAGAATACAGAGAGCAATTTCTCCATTTGGATCATCAATATGTTGAAGAGGTTTTGTGGGAAGCGTAATTTCTTGGCAAAGATTACTCATTTCAACTTTATCAAGGAAAGATGAATGACTATTGCAATGGTCAATATTCATAATGTAAATACGACCAGTTACGGCACGCTCATTTAGTAGATCAAAAAATAGCTCCTGAGCATTGATAGTTTTTCTTGGAACCATGTCATTGAGTTCATAAAGGCGATATAGGTCGTCAAATCGATCAGTGCCAAAAGCATCATACAAACCAGGAACGTCATGTGGACTGAAGAGGGTAATGTCTTCGTTTTTAATGAAACGTTCATAAAAAAGTTTACTGATTTGAATGCTATAGTCTAACCTACGAACTCGATTATCTTCCGTTCCTTTATTATTTTTTAATACAATGATATCTTCTATTTCTTGGTGCCAGATTGGGAAGTGGACTGTCGCGGATCCACCTCGTATGCCATTTTGCGTGCAGCATCGGACAGTTGCTTCAAACTTCTTGAGAAATGGTACAACACCCGTGTGCTGAACTTCTCCCCCTCGGATTTTAGAGTTGATGCCACGGATTCTACCAGCGTTGATGCCGATTCCCGCCCTCTGTGCAACGTATCTGCCAATAGCCATATCACTAGTAAAGATACTATCGAGGGTGTCATCGCTATCAACAAGGACACAGCTAGCAAATTGTCTAAGTGGAGTTCGCACTCCCGCCATGATTGGCGTTGGGATGTTGATTTTGTGTTTGGAGATTGCGTCATAATACTTCTTAACGTAATCGAGACGTGTCTCTTTTGGATACTTTGAGAAAATAGTAGCAGCAATCAAAATATACATGAACTGGGGAGTTTCATACAAAACACCCGTGCTTCTATCTTGCACAAGATATTTATCAACTACTTGACGAAGACCGGCGTATGTGAAAAGAAGATCCCTATCATGATCAACATAATGGTGCATCTTTTCGATTTCTTCGGAAGAATAGTATTTCAGAATTTCTTCATCATATACCCCCCTACTTACACAATCTTCAATGTGATTCTTGAGTGAAGGAACTTCATACATACGACCATAAATTTGCTTCCTAATAGAGAAAAGCAAAAGTCTTGCCGCAACAAATTGATAGTTTGGATGATCCAAATCAATAAGATCTGAAGCAGATCTGATCAAAATTTCTTGAATTTCTGCAGTTGTAATGCCATCATAAAACTGAATTCCAGATTGCATTTCAACTTGACTTGCAGAAACTCCTGCTAGATCTTTACATGCTTCATCGACCATTACATGAAGTTTATTCAAATCAAGAGGTTCAGTTTTTCCGTTCCTTTTAATAACTTTAGTTCCGTTGCTCATACTTTCTTCCAATTGTTAAATTTAATTTTTGCTTCTAGTCCAGAGTAGGTATTCAATTTTAGCACATCCGAGACCTGATGTCCAGAGATGATCATGTCATTAATGTCCTTTTCAACTATTCCTCTTGGCCAGATGACGACCTTGAAACCTCTATCAATAGCGTTCCCAATTCTCCTGACAATTTCTTTATTGCGGGGTTCATTATCGTATATAAAAATGATGTCGCTTCCTTCAAGACAGTCCACGTCACCGTCGCTGCCACACATAGCCACACAATTGTCAATGAAAGTGCTGTCGAAGGGTCCTTCGACCACGTAGACAGGTAAGTTTTTGTCGATTGTGTCAAGTCCATAAATTTTCGGCGCCTCCTCATCTAACATGATAGTAATGTATTTAACACTACTGGGATTAATAGATCTTCCTTGAATCCCAATTAATTTATTTTCATAAATCAATGGAATCACAATTCTAGGTTCATCATAAAATACATCAGTAAAAGATTTTTTTATACTATTAACCCAGGATTTAAAATTATCAACATAATAGAATTTATCTGAATTTAATTTTCTACTTTCCAGATATGCCTTTGCTTTTTCATTTTCGGAAGCTTTCTGTATATCCAGTAACTTTTTTTTAACTATCTTTTTTGAAAAATCGGGTTTTTTGAATTCCAATTGTGGGGATTTTACAACAAAGTTTTTTCCAGTCTTCCCCTCTTTAAACTTCTCCAAAGAGTATTCTTTATGCATCTGTGGATTTATCTTTTGCAAAAAATTGCTGAAGGATAAACTAGATCCACAGTTGTGGCACTTAAAATTTGCGTTATTTTTTATCTCGTATATGTATCCTCTTGCCTTATTTTTATTTCTTTGCGAATCACCGCAAATAGGACAACGGAAGTTATATAGATTACTTTTTACTCTTTTAAATTTTTGTAAGGATGATGATATTAGACTGATATACTTCGAATCAATCAAATCCATGTCATAATTTAGAAACCTCACTCATCATAGCAGGACCGTCAACAGGAGTCAACTTAAAACCGATGGTTGGTAAAATCTGCAACAAGGTTACAATTGCTAGACTACTGAGACTGATTGCCCAAACTGCTTTTTGCATATTATCTACCTTTTTCTCCAAATCATCTAAATTTCTTTCAACTCTTTTAACCAATTGCATGATAGCAGCATCTGATTTATCAGATTCATCCAACCTACTTTCATGCTTAACTAAAATATTGGCAATTCTAGAATTTCCTTCAGATATTTTATCTACAGCAGATTCTAATTTTGCAAGCATCTCTCTAGAAAGATCTTCATAGATATCCAACTTGGATTCCAATACTGCAACTTTAGGTGAGGAAAACATTTTTCTTTTTTAGTTTTTGGTCATCCACCATTTTCTGGAATTTTTTCCGGAATAGATATAACGTTTTTTCTTTCTAACAGGAGGACTTTCTGATTTAGGATCAAATCCAAGACCTTGTGCATTAGAACTATTTGTTGGGGGAGATGAAGACATTGCAACCTCTTCCTTCAATTCTCTAATAATTTTTATAATCTTATCTAATTTTTCCATTATAGATCATTTAGTTTTTGTAATGATATTTCATCAGCTTCAACTTCATGCATTTGTGTTTTTGGATACTCTGGAAATCTATTTAAAAATATTAAAAAACTTTTAATAGAAGGCCAAAGTTCTCTATCCAAATTGTAAAATAACAATGGAACTGCGGCATCATCGAAAACATTAAATAAAACAGTCAGGTGATTTAAAATTAAATGTATTTTAAGCTCACCTGTGTTTTTATATTTTCTTAGTAACCTTTTGATATATCTTATCCTTTTCAAATCATATTCAAAATCTTCTTTGGTTACCGCTTGAGGGTTATCATAGAATTTTATAGCAAATAACAAATAATTATTTTCGTTTAGTTCATCAAATCTCATATTTTACTTTTATATTTTATCAGGTATCTGCGAATTGTGCGTCATCAGCAGCATCTCCAGGTGTTCCTGCAGATGGAGTTCCAGAAGAAATACCACCATTTCCATCGGCATCTTTACCCATGGCAACAAGAACTTCAGTCTTAACTCTTAGAACTGGTGGAGTCTGTGAATTATCCATATAGGTGATAATTCCAACCCATCCGCCATGAGCAACTGAGTATTTAGTAGTTCTAGCTACGTTAACCTCTGCATTATCTACACCAAAAATGCGATCAGCATCATAGTGACTATCATGTAGGGTATAAACTGGTTTCTGAGAAACCGTATATGCTAAACCAGCAACACCATCTACGGAAGAGATAAGATGATCTGTAGATTTAATTGCTAGTTCAGTATCTGATGTGACACTAGAAATAACTGCTTCTCCGTATGTATTTCCCACACCAATGGAAATCACGTCACCTTCAGATGCATTGCTGAAAGTTGTTCCGGAACCAGTGATGGTTTTAGCGGCATAATCTACAGTTATAGTGCCAGTTGAATAAACAGCATCTGCTGTGCCCCAAAGAGACATGTTACCTTTCCCTATAAATTCTTTATATTGATATTTATAAAAAAAAGAGACCTTAAGGTCTCTTTATATATTATGCAGTTTCTCTAGATCTAATTGCTTTTGATACTACTTCAAGGAGTTGATCATCCATATCAGTCTTAGTAAGCTTTACTGCTTTACTTAGAATTACGAGACATATTTCAATCAACTTTTCACCAAGTTCTTCATTTTCAGGAATTTTTGAAACAGCATCTTTAATAATTTTAGATGCTAATGGAAGTAGAATTGCTAACATGACTCAACGAAAATATGGTCATCATTATATATAAAGATCAAGCTCCTTTTACACCAGTTTTAGATTGCCATCTATTCCAATATTTTTCTCTAGCTTTACCTCTAAGATCAGCACCTTTTCCATCTTCTTTTTCATACTTAGATCCTGGACCACCGACATCTTTACCGGTAGCATCTGTTCCTTGCCTTATTGTTTGCTCATCAACCTTTTTACCACCCATCATATCAGTACTAATCATAATAGGATTTTTCATTCCCATGGATCTCAATTTATTCTTTAGAACATTTCTTCTTGCATATTCACCACGCATATCACCACATTCGCAGGAACACTTCCCACATCTTTCACATTCCTTTGCTTCTTTTTGAACTGGGAGACCAGATTCTTTTGTTTTAGCAAACTTACGAATTTCAGTTTCTGACATTGTTTCGACAATTTTCATAACTTCTTCACTTACTTCACTCTTAGGAGTATCACCTCTCAATACTGACAAAGCAAGTCCAAAAAGTCTTCTTTGATTTACACTTTTTGCTTCCTCACGAAGAGTGGAAACATTATTCAAAAACTTAGAATATGCACTTTCATAAATTACTTCCCCAGAAAGTTCATTATGTGCCATCAACTTTTTATTTGATCCTATTTCTGGATTAACTTTTACTCTATTTCTTGCTCCTGCTGGAAGAACATCTATTTTAGTTGCATTCTTTTCTCTTGAACCAACAGAAGATGGTTGTGTCAATTCACTAAAATACTCTTCTTTGCGGGTATCCTTACCATCAGGAGTTCCACCTTTTGATCTTTGAATTGCATTATGAACAACACCAGCATGTTCCTTGGAGGATGATTCTACTTTACCATCTCCATCATAATCTTTCTTTGCTTTCTTTCCACGCTCACCTTCATATTCTTTACCATAACCAGTATGCTCAACATCCAATCCCTTATCTCTAAGTCTAGAAATCTTAGAGCGATCTGCTCTTCTCACATACTCTACATTGTTTTTTGGATCTCTTACTTTTACTTTATATTTTCTCCTATCAGCAGTTCCTCCTTCCATTTCTTCTTTCAATCTTGCAATATATTCATCATCTAAAATATTTACATCTTCTTTAGTATTTTCAACAAAAACTTTTGATAGAACTTTTGCCATAGTATTTGAGGCAAAATTCTTGATATCATAATCTTCCGACTGATTTTCACCCTTACCAAATAGTTTATCTCTTACCATGCGCTTTTCCATCTCAGACATATTGGTATTTTGCATATACTGAGAGTAAGCTTGTTGGAGAGTAATATTCTCTCTTCTTGCTCTATATCTGATATCAGAAGCAGCTTGACTTACTTTATTTTCTGTAGACTTATCTCCGCCACCAGAAGTATCTCCAGATGGTTTTTTATCATCGCCACCTCCCCCAGATGGTTTTTCAGACATTTTTGCCTGAGGGTGCCTTCTTGCAGGTAACTCTTCAGCAATATGTTTTTTCATGAGATTAATTTAAACTTTTACTCTTTTATAATTTTATTTAGTAAATTTTATTATGCTTCTTGAACATCTCTAATCCAAGACTTAAACATTATATTATCTTCTGTTACACATATCAGATAATTTGTCCCTCTTCTAATTATTTTGCCAACTAATCCTGTATTTAAATTTTCAACACTTTCACCAAGTTTAAATATATTTTCGTTTATATAATTTTCTCTTAAAGATTTTTGATCAAACTTAGGAGCAATTTCCCAAACATTAAATCCTTCTTGCTGTATCTCCTCTATTCCCATTCCCATTCGAACAAGATAAAAAAGTTCTAATGCTTCTTTTCTTTTCAATTCTTCTGGTAAACCAGATCTAAATGTAATAAAATCACCCTCAGCAGCTGCTAATCTAAGTCTTGATGCTGATATTGCTTCCAATCCTTTACCATCTGGATCAATATCCCCTGATGGAATTACTTCAATAAAACCAAATTCATAAAGTTCTCCATTATAATTATTAGCAAGTTTTTCAAATTCTTTAACTCTATTTGATCCACAAATAATTCTCACATTGGTATAACCATCATTATGTGCTTTCTTTAAAACATCAAAAATAGTCTCAAAGTTTGAATCATTTACAATTCTTTCACTATGAAAAGGGAACATCCTTCTCATAAATGAAATTTTAGTATCTGGATCTAAAGGATTCTTTTTAGGATCTTGAGATCTTGAAGGAACGATTATATATTCCCCACCTTCAGCAATTGCCGCTTCAGCAGCAATATCCATAGCTTGAAGATGTCCAGCAGTTGGTGGATTGAATCTACCAAATACAATATTCAAAGTTCCCTTTCTCTTTTCTACTGGAGGTGCATTTGAAATTGGTTGATCCATCATTTGCTGATCAACTGGTTCTTGAGGAACTTCTTGCTGAACGTTTTCCAAAAAAGATCCTAATGGAATATTCTTTTCAAAATCAGATTGTTTAGGATCTTTTCTACCAACTATTTGCCTTTTATTGAAGAATTGTAATTTGCCACCAACTGATTTTGCTTCAAATTCTCCAGTAGCTCTATTATAATAACCCCCATGTCCATCAGGAGCTAAAGCTAGTTTCTTTGCTTGAGTTGACGCAGCAGTTGCTTCTGAAAGAAATTCGGTAAATCTTCTCATTATTAATTAGAATATTTTTAATATCTTAATACTATTCTAATATTTATAATAAATGCCCAAGAGAGGACTCGAACCTCCACGCACAAGGCACATGATCCTAAGTCATGCGTGTATACCAATTTCACCACTTGGGCAGTAAAAGGAAAGATTTTTTCTTTCCTTTATTTATTTAGAGATCAGCACATACTCCATTTATATATACTGTCCCTGGAGGACATCCCCCATCTATCGATCTCCTAATTTGAGCATCTAGTTCATTAATCAGATTTCGAACTTTAGAAATTCTTTCAGGAACATGTTCAAGTCCATATCCTTTTTGATGGTCAAAAAGGATATTTCGAATTTCTAATGCTTCATTAACAGTTAAACTTAGATTTATATCTACAATATCATAATTACTCATTGCTATTCTCCTGATTTTTATTGAAACCAACTGGAGTCTTTTCTTCAGATCTTTTTAGCATTGCAAGACCAGCAAGTGATTCCATTACTTTAAGAACATCTTCTGGTTTTGCATTTTCTCCAATTTCCTTAGAAACATACCAATATTTTTCAAAAAATAGTGGTCCTACTTCTTTATATTCTTCAAGAGTTACTGGTTTCATTTTCCTTTGCAGTTTCCTTTACAGATTCATGTAGTTGTTTTAGTGCTTGAATAGTTTCTGGAGTTTCTTCCCATTCCCAAGTATCACCAGACTTGGTTACAAATTGTCGTGTTGTCATACATCTCCCTCTTTACGATTTTCAGAATAATGGACATCAAATTGCCCGCCAGGATAACGAGCAACAAGTTTTTCTACATTCATTTCCATGACTTCATCAAGACTAATTCTTAGTCCCATACATGCTTGCGCAACATACCACATGATGTCACCCAGTTCACGCTTCAAATGGAAAAGATTTTCTTCATTTACTGGTTTACCTTGAAAGATAATCTTTTTAACAATCTCAGTAAATTCCCCTGCTTCAGCAGACATACCTACAGCAGCAGTAAGCAGTCTCTCGGTATTAAATCCTTCTTTTTCAAGTTCAAAAAGACGAGCAGCAAAATAAGAATAGTCTTTACTCTCATTAGATGTTACTGCATCTACAAATTCAATGTATTTTTTGGTGTCAACGGTGCTCATAGTTCTAAAGGTTCTTGTTGTTGTGCAGGTAATTTTTGTTGTTCTTCAACTTCTCCACAATCAATTAAGATTTGAGGTAGTTGTAAATTGATTGGTTCAACTTCTATAGTATGAAACCAACCTTCAATACGATTTGTTCTGTAAGTTCCTTTACGTTGCTCTGCTAAAAACTTAGCATCTAGTTCAGAACCACAATCAGATATCTTTTTACCACCAGAATCATATACTGTGTAATAGATCAAAACTTAAATCCCTCAAAAGATTTCTTAACGTTGTGTTCCTCATAATCATACTCCTCATCCCTAGATTTGTCAAGGATGTCATCTTGGGCAGATTGCTCACAATCATAAAGACGCATTTTGGCGCGATCAATCCCAACAACAAATCTTTTGTTTACTGTTGGATCATTGTAACGATTTTTCAACTGCTTTACCATAATTTGTCCCATCCCTTCAAGCTCATCTGTAGAAATAAGGGCAAACATAAGATCAGCAGTAGCAGGGAGACCAAAGGACTCACTAGTGTCAGTAATGTCAACATCAGAGCTACCAAAACCAGAACGAGTGGTCTGGGTGGCAGATACGATAGGGACCTCGGCTTCGACAGCCAAGCCTCTAAGTTCTTCAGCAATAGACTTGATATAGCTATATGAATTGACAGTGCTGTTTCCGCGATACCTAGAGGAAGCACATATATTAAGGTAATCAATAAAAATAATATCAGGTCTAAATGACTTCTTAAGTGACAACTCATTAAGAAGTGCTTTAAAGTGACCAGCATGTGCAGATGCAGTAGGATATTCTTTAATTATAATGGTTCCCTGAGTTTTTGCTGCCAATTTACTTACTTTGTTTTCAAATGCTGTTTTTGGCAATTCTGCAAGATTTTGAATTGGAACATTCAAAAGGTTTGCATCAATTCGCTCAGCAATTTTTTCTTCTGCCATCTCCATTGTAATGTAGAGAACGTTCCGTCCTTGGAGCAAGATGGAGCTAGCCATATGGCACATGAATAGAGACTTGCCGACACCAGTACCAGCAAGCGCGACATTAAGAGTTTTAGTAGGTAAACCACCTTTTGTAATTTTGTTAAAATATTCAATATCGAATGGAATTTTATCTTCTTTTCTGTGATAATACTCATAACGTTCTTCATAGTTCTGTAAATAATCATGTCCGATATTATTATCGAAAGAAACAGATAATGCTTCAGTCAATATTTCCGGAATTGCATCTCTAGTCTTTTTACTATCCTTATCATCGGCAATATAAATTGACTCCATTAGTGCCAAATATATTGCACGATCTTTACACCATTTTTCTGTAGAATTAATTAACCAATTAAACTCTACAAGACCATCTTCAAAACTTCCAATTAAATTCCTAATCTGTTTTACTTCATCTTCATTCAAATCACTTCTATTATCAATCTCAATATAAAGAGCTTGTTTTGTTATGCAAGATCCATATTGAGAAATAAAATTAGAAATTTCTTCAAAAATAATTTTTTCACACTTATCTTCAAAGTATTCTGGTTTGATAAAGGGAATTACTTTTCTTGTGTATTCCTCATTGAATATGAAGTTTTGAAGGATTAGGGATTCAATTTTTTCCATTACTTATAGTGAAGATATGTGCTGATAATGTATTTTGTATTGCTTATTGGTGGATCTCCCCTATGAGGGAACATCCACAGTGGCGGAAACACCAATAGTTTTCCCTTTTTGGGTTTAATTTCAAAATCTTTAAAGACTGTTTTTCCTCCATCATTTACATCATTTAAATACCACATGAAAGATAAAAATCTCCTAGAGGTTCCATAGTCTAGCACATCAACGTGAGTATCGAACATGTCATTTCCTCCAACTTCATACTTCTTGATTCTAAATTGCTCAAATGCATGTTCTTTTGGAAATACTCTTTTATCGATAAACTTATAGTATTGATCTCTACAATCAAATACTCTTTTAATCAGGTAATTATGGACTTGATTTGTTTGTTTTGTTATATCTTTATTTTGAGTTAAATTGAATTGAGTAAAATTTGGTTTTGAATCATTATCAATTCTTTCTGTTTTATCCAAATTTTCTTCAAACAAATTTATCAAAAAATTGCATGTATCATCAGTTATTGAATTATCATGGGTATGTATAAAATCAGTGAGATAGTCCATAAGAAAATTCAGATTTTGCAATTTCGTCAAGCTTTTCCATTACTTCGGGAGTAAAATATTGCTCTGGATCTTTGAGGATTTGTTTAGCATATATTTTTTTTCCGTCCATTTCATATCTACCTGCGACATTTTTCCAAAGTCCACCAGTTTCACCGAGTTCAAGAAGACCATAATATCGATCAAGACCACGCTCATCATAATACAAACGAACTTCCACATCTTTGTTCTCCTTACTCAGACGCGATTTAGCAGTTTTAGCTTTAATGATGTTACCAACAACTTCTGTTCCATCTTTTTCTTTCTTTTTACTCAGATAGATTATACTAGATGCAGCATATTTTAATCCAGATCCACCTCCCATTTCTTTAGTTGGAACATAAGATCCAATTACATCATAT